GATTTGATGCACATGTAGAATTTGGACATGATAGTTCCTTAGAGAGTTAATGATGTTTAACACAGTACTTACCCTGTGTCATGGTCTCTCCGTTATATGCCCGAGAAGAGCAGCATTTAGAACCCGTGGAGCGAACACACTACCCGGTATCTAAATGCTGGGTAACAGCTCAAGACCTCTACAGATGATGTCTCAAGGATGAATAGGCTGGTAGCCTTGTCAAAGATAAAGTAGCTCATATCATTACCCTTTAGAAAGGTGTCTCGTCAGTTGTGGTAGCAATACGCATAGCCATGTAGTCATCTGTACTGATGATACCAACGAACCATTGATCAGCAGACCAATCCCTTCCGTTGTAACGAGCAGCACAGAATGCAACAGGACAGTTCAGAAACTCGAATACACTTCTGTAGATGTCATCCAAAGACAGGCTTGGAATTGCCCGAACACCGCGAGCAGTCTTCAACACGCACTGACGGAATGAGCCATCAGCAAGCTTCACCACCACACGATCATTCAGATGTTTGATCTCGGTGATGATGCCAAGAGACCAGTTAGCACCAGTCAAGTTGTTGAGAGCAATGGATTTCTTTGATGCAGTCATGGTAACACTCCTAACAAGACGAAGCGCGGAACCCGGCGCAACAACGGGAGAGACGACCCAAGCACACGCGAACCAAGCACGAGGCAAGGACACAGCGAGAGCCGCCGAAGAAAACAAGGGGGGCCTTCAAAAGAAAGAAGGCGAACCCAACAACACACAATCCTTTTACACACACAGGCAGGGGCTGCCCACACAGTTTCTCCAGAAAATCATTTTCAAAAATTTTAGAATTATTTTCTAGGCAAATTAAGCTCATCTTTTATGAGCGTATACCACACAAACCTACGACGAGGTAACATGGCTACAAGAAAAACAGCAAATAACGTAAAGCTACAGGCGCTACGCGAGCTACAAAAGCGTGCTAAATTAGAAGAATACCGTGGTAACTTCGAGTTATTTGCAAAAGAACAAGTAAAAGTTTTACCTAAAGACGCATCACGCGGATTTATTCCTTTTGAATTTAACTCAGCCCAGCACATCATCAATGATGCTATTGAGAAACAACTGAAAGAAAAAGGTAAAGTTAGAGCCATCATTCTGAAAGCCCGTCAAATGGGTATCTCCACATGGGCTACCTCAAGGGTATTCTGGAGGGCCTACCTAAACCCATATCACAAGTCTGTTGTTATGGCGCATGATGCAGCCACATCTGATGCGCTATTCACGATGTCAAGAAACATCATTGACTACATGCCTGCAGCATTCAGACCAGCATTCAAGAAGAGTAACGCCAAAGAGATTATGTTTGAGCACAACGATTCAGGTTACAGGCTGTTTACCGCTGGTGCACCTGAAGCTGGTCGTGGGCAGACACCTACTATCTGTCACCTCTCGGAAGTAGCCTTCTGGAATCACGACACCAAGATTCTATCGGGTCTATTTCAAGGTATCTCTGAAGCTGACAACACTGAGGTTATCCTAGAAAGTACCGCTAATGGTGTAGGTAATGAGTTCCATAGGCTATGGATGGGTGCTGTAGCAGGTGAGAATGACTACCTACCTATCTTTGTTCCGTGGTTTCTGATGGGAGAGTACAGTAGGGATATTCCAGAGGGATTCGAGAGAACTCAAGAGGAGGATACCCTTAAAAGCAGATTCGATCTTAAGGATGATCAGATTTACTGGCGTAGACTGAAGATTGCAGAGAGCGGTGATCTAAAGTTCAGGCAGGAGTACCCATCAACACCAGAAGAAGCCTTTCTAGTCAGTGGTAGTAATGTGTTTGATACTGAGAAGGTATCCAAACTTATACCACAACCTGTTTTAGCTCATAGAGAGTTTGACTTTGAATCATCTATGTTTGAGGATAAGCGACATGGTTCACTGGAGATCTACAAGTTTCCAACGTTTGAAGATGCCTTTGTTATAGGAGCTGACGTATCCCTTGGAGTAGGCAAGGATTCATCATGTGCTATAGTAATGGACAAAGATAAAAGTGTATGCGCGGTATACCGTAACAATTTAATTGATCCATCACAGTTTGGTGATCTCTTGTTTTATCTAGGTAGATACTTCAATAATGCTCTCCTTGCTGTTGAGTCAAATAGTATGGGTATTGCCACACTAAATAGGCTTTCCCAGATGCAGTATGTTAATATGTACTATCAGACTAAGGCAGCTAATGTGTCTAAAGAAGACGGTATGCGTATGGGATGGAGGACTACTTCTGCATCTAAACCAATGATTATCGGTTTCTTAAAGAGTGCCATCGAGCAAGAAGAGCTTTGGATACCATCAAAGACGATTATATCAGAATTAATGAATTTTGTTGTTGCTGAATCTGGTAAAACAGGCGCATCCCTGGGCAACAACGATGACACAGTTATTGCCCTTGCCATTGCCCTCGAAGTAATACGTACTCATGGTGATAGACTAACTACAAATAGGGTATCATTCAATCAGAAGATTGGATTTATACCACAGAAGGAGACAACATGGCTATAACAAGGAGACTTTATGTCAGTTAAATTAATTAACATCGCTTCTGGTATTACAGCCCCTGGCGTTGGGGCACCTATTCGGTTAGTTGACGAATATACTAGCGAAAACTGCTACCAGATTACACTAGTTGGTACTGGCGCAGTAACAGCTACAGCTGTCATCGAAGTATCTAATGATAATATAGGGTGGATCTCTGATGCAAACTCCACAGTAAACCTATCTGGCAATGACAACGTATCAGTTGGCTTCATCTCTAGCTCTGCTTGGGGTTACGTAAGGGCCCGTGTTTCTGGGATATCAGGGACTAACGCATCTTTGTCTGTAACAGCAGCCATAGGGGGATAATATGACGCTAGGTATATCTTCAGATATCTATGGTGGGAAACCAACTCGAACAAGAGGGTGGCGGGATATCACAACTCAGGTATCTGTTAGAGGTGTTGGTGCTAATGACCCCACATTCTCTGTTTACACAGGCACAACATTCAGAGCCTTCTCCTTCAGTGCTACTACAATGAACGAAGTGTTTGCTGTATTCCACGTACCTCATGACTGGATCCCCGGAACAGCTATACATTTGCATGCTCATTGGTCTAACGCTGCTGCGGCACCAAGCACAGGTAACGTCATCTGGGGTTTTGATTACAGTTTTGCCAAGGGCTTTGGACAAGAGGCTTTTCCTGTACAAAATAATGTAATAATTTCAGCCCCCAGCCCGGCTATATCAAAGACACACAATATCTCAGAGACCCCTCCTATCCTGGTACCCGGTATGGAGATTGATGGAATACTTCTTGTTAGATGTTATCGTGACGCTGCTAATGTGCTAGACACATGTACTAATGCTGTATTTCTACATACAATGGACATTCATTACGAGTCGGATAGTAACTCTACGAAGAATAAAGCGCCTAACTTCTATAATTAAGGAAACAAATGATTGATCTAAAACTAACACAAGAACAAAAGAAACAGATGTCAGCATTCGTAAAACCAACACCCCAAGGTAAACGTGTTTACCCACAAGAAAAAATTGGTGAGAAGATTCCGAAAGACTTTAATCCACGTAAGAGTTAAATTAGCCGGTACCTAATAGAAAGAGCTTGCTTCACCTGAAACGAGTTCATTAATTTCCATGTGTCTGATCGCCGGTATACCGATCGAAATAGTGTATACCAATAATAAATAATAGCCATATGTTGGCTGACTGAATGATTGAAAGGATGTTAACATATGGGTACAACAAATAAAGTAGTACAATTCTCAACAAAAGAGTATGATGTTGTGGGAGACGAAGAGCTCCTCGCGATGATTGAGAATGGAGTAATGAATAGTGTTGGCGACTTCCTAAACTCATCGGACATGGCCAGAGAGAGAATGAAGGCTACAACAGAGTACGGAATGATGGCAATGGGGCATCTAACGCCACAAGGTGTATCAACTATTGTCTCATCTGACACTGTTGAAGCGGTTGAAGGTTATGCTGCAATCATCTCTGAACTGATGTTCAATAATAACAAGCTTGCTAGGTTTATCCCTGCAGGTAAATCCCCAAAAGATTTTCATGAGGCAAAGTCGGCCAGTGATCTGGTTAACTATACCATCTTCAAGCAGAATGATGGTTGGGCTATTCTTAATTCGTGGGTTAAAGCAGCTCTTTTGTGGAAGAATAGCATTGTTAGATGGGAATTTGTTGAAGATTTTGAGTACTCTTTTGATGAGTACGAGTCCATTTCTGCTGAAAATTTGGATATTCTCCTAGCAGAAGAGGGTGTTGAGATCATTGGGAAGCTTAAGTACGATAGCGAACTTAAGCGTAACCCTGAAACAGGTGAATCTGATTATGTAACGGTCTACAAGGACGTGCGACTAAAGAAAAAGCACAACAAGACCAGAATTCAGATCAGGAATGTTCACCCTGAAAGCTTCCGAATCACGCGAGATGCCCATACTC